TCCAGAACTTGGTCATGTAAAGTTCCGCTATCCAGAAAAGGATCATCAAACCCTTACTGTAAATGTATGTGGAACCCTGCTTGGTATTTTTCATGGACATCAAGGTGGCAAGGACGTAGTTAAGTATTTGTCAGGGCAAGCAGCTGGGCAGACAGCTCTTGGTCAAGCAGATGTTTGGGTTTCAGGACACTTCCACCACTTTAAGGCTCTTGACATTGGTAGTCGTTTGTGGGTGCAGGCTCCAACCACTGATCCAGGTTCTCCTTGGTGGCGTGATCGTTCCGGCTTAGAAAGCAAACCTGGACTTTTAAGTATGACTCTTGGCGATAATTACGATCCACGCAGGGATATTAGTATTATTCAGGTAGCCAACTAGACTAGGAGAGAGTCATGCCCAGCGCATCAAGGAAGATAAATGACGCGCGGAAAAAGATTCTTAGAGACGCGGAAGATATCGTCACTAGTCCTGATGCTGAAGGTACCGATGATATATCTCGTACTGGAATGGTTTGGTCTGGTATTCTTGATTTAGATACGGCACTTCCACCTTACACGGTCGCGGCGATGCTTTCAGCCTACGAGCTAGTTAAGGCAACTAGTCGCTTAGAATCCGAGCAGCACTGGACAGAAGCAGCAGCCTTTGCCGCAGTTGGTGCGTACTGCGATGAAAAACTTAAAGGTGAAAAGACAGAAGAATCTGTTGGTGCAGTAATTGGTTTTGGAGTTGAAGAAGTTACTTCTTAGGTAAGCTTGTCTTCTTTGCTACTTTTTTCTTAGCAATGGCTTTCTTCTGTTTTTCTTTTTCTTTCTTCTTAATAAGTTTTTCTTTCTTTTTCTCTCGCTCACGAGTCGCGCGTTCTAATGCCTCACCACGCGCTACGTGATAAGCGTCAACTGCATTGGCACTCGTTCTGCTGCGCCAGGAGAAATCACAAACGGTGCAGTGAACTACTCGCATTGTCTTCCAGCGTCCACCACCTGGAACATCTACAACAAGAGTCTCTAACTTATTAGGCCTTGCTGTGCAGTAAGGACATTGAGGATAACGCTGTCGACGAGATTCCTGACCGTTCCATGAAACACTAAGTGCTCTTCGAATTTCGCCTTCGTCCTTTCCTCCCCAGATTCCCCAGATCTGTCTGTTTTCAAGAGCCCACTTAAGACAGTCGCGACGAACTGGACAAAGAAAACATAAGTTTTTTGCCTGATATTTTTCATCAGGTTTTGTTGAGAAGAAGAACTCTCGCATGTAGACATTGGACGGATCCGCACAGAGTGCTTCCTGCTGCCAGCCAAGATCTAATTTACCTTTACTCATTAGATCTCAACCAATGTGATTGGTATGATTTCGTCTACTACATCTCCGTAGTAGGTCTCTCCATTAGAATTACATATTGTTAGCTCGTTATCGCCGTCAACGTATCCTGCGTACTCACAGGTAATAGTAGCGCCTTCAACTGCTCCGTAGCCGTGGCCAAGTGAAACAACTGAACCATCACGTTGAAGCGCGGAAGCAAGAGCCCTGCGAACAACGTCGTGTTCAAGATCAACGTGTTCAACTGTAAAGAAGAACATTGACTCTAGTTTTGTAGGTTCTTGCCCTACACCAGTCCACTCGCTCCATAGGCATTCACCTACCCTTGAGTCCTTCATCTAGCTCCTAATAACATTGACCTTACCTATAATCTTACAGTAAGAATGTTAAAAATGGCTGTACGAAACTCCGGTAATGACAGTGTAAAACTACATGCCCTTGCGCTTAAAAGTGTCTTAGAGACGCTCTAAGAGCCTCAATTTAACGCTAGAAGTCATATCTTGTTGTATTTAGCGGCTCTCTGTCAAACTTTATGTCATCTTCATCTATTTCAGAGTATATTCCAACGATAGTGATATCGCCACAAGTTGCGCAGATATTTACTAACCCGGTCTCAAGATCATCAGGTACTGCAATTGCAACTAGTTTAGAAACTAGGCTGCCGTCATCGCCAACCGACTCCGGCTCCCACTTGCTGTTCTCCTCAATAAAGCATGCTTCACATTGTGGCATTTCTCGAGAAGACATACTAGCTCCTAAATGTTGGCGGCTAGTACTAATTTATACTAAGACCTTGCGCTGTTGAGGTATCCAACCTCGTATCCGCATCCTGCGTAGCCAGCGATGTCACGCCAGGTATCAGGTTGGAACTCACCATGGTTTGCGTATCGTGCGACCTTAAGACCAACCATCATCATGGCAACATCCTCAGTTGAAAAGTCTATGCCTACGATTACAGACCATATTTTTGCGATGCGGGTGAAGTTTTCTTCAGGACCACCGTATTGTGTATCGCGGTCACCAGAAATAATTGCGGCTGCTTCGCGCAAAACGTCAACGCGGGGACTTGTAACAGGAGTAGCAGATGGTTCTGCTTGAGTTTCTTCTATCATTTCGTGTTTCTAATTCTTGCATAGACTTTTGCAACGTAGGTAGATTCTGATTCTTCTACTACGTGCATTTCAACATCAGACTCTTCAATGACGCTGTCACTACTGTCAACAAATGACTTAAGACGTTCCTTTGTCTTATCGTTGATTTCAATAAGGTTTGAACCTGTTACCTCAAATTCAATAGACATTCTCATCGTATTCTCTTCTCTAAGTTATAAGGGGAGTAGTGGACACTCTCAAGTAGTGGTTCCTTATCGTCAGTAGACCTAAAGATAATGTCGCCATGTCTAATGGCAACTATCTTTCCACGCCTTCCATTGTGCAGTACGCCAGTGTCGCCAGAGAACGCATCAGCCTTAACACGCACTTGGTCTCCAACAGACATAAATCCAGGCTGAGCTGGACCCCAAACTTCGTCATCGTTTTTCTCAAGAATTACGTGACCTAAGGCTAACTTACAGAACACGTCAATTGCCTCTACCTGTAGGTCGTATTCTTCATCTATTGATTCCCATGTCTTTAATAGAGCAAGAACAGCTTTACCTGAGCCGACTCTTACGCGGCTAGCCTGCATTTGTTCAAGCACCCAGTCGTTATCTATCTTTGGCATTGTAGTTTCCTAACCTTTACTAGGGCACTGTGTCTCACGACATTGTGCTGGATCGTATTCATCAAGCGCGCGAGTGCATAGTTCGCACTTAACTCCCGCATCGCGAACCTTATAGCCATCAAGTTGACGCTTGCGGTTCTTCTCCATCTTTTCAAGATAGATTTCATTAAGCATCTCGTCAGTTCCACCTGCTGCAACAATCATGTTTGCAACAAAGTGTAGAACGTCTACGGCCTCCTTGATGAGTTCCTGCTTATCAGCGTATGGTGCGTCATGCTGCCAAGGCTTCCACGAGATTGCTTGGCGCATCTCTGCGAGCTCATCGTCTACTGCAAGCATATTCCAACGCATGTATTCAACGAGCTTGTTGATCTCTTCAGGAGAGTCTCCACTCATTGAGTCATAGTCAATACGGTAGACGTTCTTCTGTAAGTCAAGTGTCTTGTCTAGCCAGTTTCCAAATAACGTCATTTTGTGTCCTCTCTAAGCACGGCATTAGCAAGAATGCGTGCGCTTGTTTTCTTGTCATTAATTGCTGATAGGTACGAACTACGTTGCTCATCTGCAAGCTTAGCTCGTTCCTCAACGCTCATCTGTTCTATACTAGACGCAAGAAGACTCCAGGAGGTTCCTAGAACACGACTGTCGCGCCACTCAGTAGCAATTGGAGTTAGGTTGGACATAGACTGTGCGTATCTGTACGTCCACCATGTTCCGTCCCTATGCGGTGAGATAAGTGATCCAATTGACGACAGCATTACTTCGTCAGCCTGGTCATCAGTGCTTCCTTTATTCTTACGAATTGGAACAATGTCGTTAACTATCGTGGCGCCTGTTCTTCTAGTCCACAATGAGTATGGACTGTCTGCTGCCCACTGAGCAAGATGGCTCTGAGTAGCGCTAGCCTTCTTTTCAATAATTAGGTGAGAGTCAAGATTTATTCCTTGAAAAGATTTAGTAACGTTGCTAGGTAATTTATTAAACGCGTTTGGTGTTTCCCAAGGCAGTGCCGGATAAATAGTAGTTGGCCATTCATCGTAAAGTAACGTTGACACCGTACTAAGAAGTCTAGCCTGCACGTCAGGAATACACGCTTCACGATAAGCTTTTCTACTTTTGTAGAAGTCTTTTGTTAGGTTTTCTGGCTTAGACTCAATGGCGCGAAGACTAGACATAACCTGTGTAGGCTGCGGTGCATCTAAGAGAAGCGTTAGCTTATCCGCAGACAGCGCGACGTCAATTAAGTTAAGCGCACCATACGCTTTATTTGCACTAAGACTTGTTATTGGCGCTATACCAACAATGACACTGTCGTACTTAGATAAATCAGCAGCGGTGTAATTTATGTCTGGATCACTCATTGAAACGTCATGTCCAAGCCCATCAAGCACACACTGAACAACACCAGCAAACGACAGCGCACGCTTATTCGCAGACTGCGCCGTGTGTGATGAGGTCATTCCAGTTATGAGAACTTTACTCATGTACGGTTTCCTTCAGAGTCTAGAGCAATTCCCTTGTCCTCGGCTACTGCACGGTTGATAATCTTTTGGCAGTGTTCCTTAAACTGATCGTATGTTCCAATGTACGGTCGCAGCGTGTCAGCCTGAGCCTTAGCCGCAGCAGCAAGTTGAGCTTCGTCCATTGCTTCAACCTCGCCTATGGTCAACTTGTACGCGTCGCCTAGTGGATCGCCCTCGCCTTTATCAGTGACAAGAATTGAGCCAATGTGCGCTGCGTAAAGAAAACGACTACGCCACCAACCTGAACCAGCGTGCGGATACGGTGGAGATAGAATTCCCCAATGGTGATTATAGAATTCGAGTACTTCTTGTTCTGTACCAAAACGTTGACCGCCCATTTTACGGATTAGTTTGCGACTTCCAACAATTTCTACTACCCAACCAGGCTTCTTCTTTTCTAACCAGCCATCATGTGGCATTAGCGCACCAAGAACCCATGCGCGTTTTTTATCTGAAGGTTTTTTTGGATAAACCGCAGCAAGTGTTTCATTAACAACGCAACTAGGATCTAGCGCCTCAATTGGTCCAACGTCTTTTGGCATACGTTTGCGTACGCTTGAACGATCTCCAAAAGCATACATTGGGCACACTGGAACCATTCCAGCTCCCCAGCGTTCATCTAGAAGTAAGCGTGCAGTTTCTACAAAACGTTTTTCGTGTGGTCGAACATCTTCGTCGTTGTCCAACATGTAATAGCGCTCAATTGAACATTTCTTAGCGGCAACTGGATCAATCTCAGCGATCCTAGCCATTGCAGCATCAATGTCTGCACGACTAAAATACGTTGCTCCCTCGTCACCCCTGTGTTCAGTTCCAACAAGCAGATACTTGTACAGCATCGCAGGCTTGCGAACAAGTGCGCGTGCACCATTAAATACAGCGTTAAACTGCCAATCGTCAAAAAATCCAACGCAAGGTATGCCCGATGAAAGAACCCATAGAGCACCCATGGCACCTTGACGTCCGTTAAGTGAGTTTAGCGGTGCAAGGTTTATCCATGCTACGTCGTATGAAGAAACGTCCTCGCCTGGACTAACTCTGCGCCAGTCAACTTCGTGGCCAAGATCAGTTAGAGCTCTTGCGACAAGCGCAGGAACATCGATCTTCTGAATTACACGTTTTTCTGTATTTATTTGTAGGGCTGTAAACCCTGTCATTAAGATTTTCATGTTTTCCTCGTTAGAGATTGGTTAGCCCGTCGCCTACACTTTACTAGGTATAGACGACGGGCGAACACAATAGCCAGCTACTAGAACGGAGCTGACGGTGGAGCAGCCGCAACCGGTGCTTCAACTGCGACTGCTGGTGCAGGTGCAGGTGCTGGAGCAGGCGCTGGAGCTGGAGCAGGCGCTGCCGCAGCTACAGGTGCAGATGCAGCAGGTCCACCTGCTGGATTAACGTAGTACATCTTGATTTCGTTCTTCTTGCTACCATTCCAGGTGCGCGAACCAATCTGCGCACGGAAAGGACGTCCCTGAATAGCGGACTCAATCACGGCGTTGCTTGGATTAGAAGCAAAGTACTCACGATTAAGACCAAGCGCTGCCATCTTACGGAAGAATATTCCAAGAGCAGCAGGACTGTCAGGGCTAACAACAAGGTTGTCCCAGACAAGACGCTTTGCGTGCGCACCTGTTGTAACCTGTGCCTTGATAGCAAACATTGTCTTACCTGACTGTGCAACCTTTGCAGTTGCCTCCATGACTACAAGATCGTAGTCACCATCTGGCAGTGGTTCGTAGCTGCCAACTTCTCCAGCGTCTTTTACAAGATCGCCCCAGTTAAGTGAACTCATCTATTATTCTCCTTGTTGTTTCTTTGTTGTTTTAACTTCTGGCTTTTGACCAAATACGATATCTAGCATTCGCTCGATACCAAGATTTTCCTGCTCGATGACAGTGCCAAGACGACCTTGAACACGTTCACCTGCTTCGTACTCTGGAGTACGTTCAACATACATGCGTCTTGCCTTATACGCTGGCTGAGTAGGATCTGGATTAGGGAATGTCTCAACTGTGATAGCTCCCAGTAGATCATAGAAGTACGGAGCTTGAACGCCAAGCTGACCCTGTAGGTAAGGACGTGCTCGCCCGTCCTGTCCAGGACGTGCCATAGCGGTTAGTACCACAGCTTCTAATGGTGCAGTTGGATGCATTGTTAAATCACGCAGGTCACGCAATAGTGCGCCCATGTGACGTAGTAATTCACCCCACTGCTGTTGACTCATTTGATTTGTTCCAGCGATGTTTTCTAAGCACTTAACCTGCAACTCAGATACTGAGTCGATAATTAGCGACTTGAATTGATGCTTACCAAGTTGCAGCCACTGATAGGCTTTCAACACGGTGTCGTAGTCACGAACAGGCACGACGCACGTATCCCATGTTCCATCTGCGATAGGAGGTTCCTCGCGCAGTGGGTCCCAGTACTTAACAGTGATAGGTAGGAAACGATGTCCACCTTCAACGTCAAGCATGAGACGAGGATACGGCGCGGTTACAGCAAAAGTTGATTTACCAACTTTACTTTCACCATACACCATCATCGTGAGGGAACGTTGTACTTCTGACATACGTCACTCACTTCCTTTTTTCTCTTCTGATTGGTAGTACGCGTATGGGTCGGCGACCACATACATTTCACTGATTGCATTCTCGGCGGCGGAACCGTCGTCGAGTAGTGAGCAAACAGAGAAGAATTGACACTTCCACTTGCAATCACGACTTGGTCGTGGATATGCAGCAAAGTGATGGTCAACACCGTTATCGAGTGCTTCCCGTGTATTTAGTAAATCTTGGATCGTACCATGAATACGCTGCCAAAATGAACGCAGTGCAAACACGTTGTGACGAACCTCAACTTGCTCAAAGAATGGTGGTTTAGCATTTGCAGTGCGCTTTACCTTCTTAAGTAGAGTAAAGATGCCTCCTTCAGAACGCTCGCCTTCCTTGTTCTGCGCGGTCTCTAGCATCATGTACGTAAGGATCTGCTCGTTCATGTGAGCTAAACTGTTGAACTCGGCAAAAGAACCACCAACAGTCTTAAAGTCACGGAACATACGAACGCCGTCTGCCTTGCGACGAACACGCATGTCAAGCTTTCCTTGAAGCTCAACCTTGCCATCGAACAGAGGCATTGAAATTATTTCTTCAGTAGAGATCATTTCTAACTCTGAGTCAATGCCTTCTTCCTCAACCCAGTCTAGGTATCCCTCAAGCATGATGCGCCCAAGCTCAGCTTCAGTGTCAAGATCAGAAGTATCGCGCCATGCCTCTGAAAGAGTTAGACGGTCCTTTTCTACAAGTTGCGCGTGCGCATCTAGTAGTGGAATGTTCTGTGAGTAGTAAGTGTCAAGAGCTGCGTGAATGCGAGAGCCTAGTGCAAGTGCACCAGTGAAGTCTCTTTGTTGCGGTTGCAAACGACGGTAATAGCTTAGCCACCACTTACGTCTGCAGTCCTTAAATGATTGTAACTCTGAGTTAGAGATACGTAGTGGTTCTGTCATAGTTTACCAGCCTTATCGTCCTTGAGTAGTGATAGAAGCTTATCTTTATCTCGAACAATTTGTTCGAAGTTATCAGCCTTAGTTTCGAGTACCTGTATAACGCGTTCTTCAATAGTGCCTTCAGTAACGTAATCTGTAATGATGACAGAATCGTGAATCTCTGAACCAATACGATGTACGCGGTCAAGTGCCTGCTTATGATCAACAAGAGACCAAGGACGCTGTAGCATGACAAGTCGACGCGCTGCAGTTAGTGTAATACCAACACCACCTGCTTGAGCTGTAAATAGAATCCACTTAATCTTTCCTGATTGGAAGTCGTCAACAGCTTGTTGGCGTTCGTCTTCATTCTGTGCGCCAGTAATAAGACCATGTGAGATCTTGGCCTTTGTTAAACGAGCGCTAAGTAACTCAATAAGTTGACGTGATACTGCACAAACAGCAACAGAGTCATCGCCAAAGTCACCATTCTCTATGTCAGCCATCAACGAATCAATCTTGCCAGACGGTTCAGCAAGAACAGCGCGCGTCTCACCCGTTGTCTCGTCAACTGTAACTTCAGCGTACGAACTTGCAAACTGCAGAAGACGGATAGTCTGTGTTAAGGCGCTTGGCGCAGTTAGCGCTTCACCTGACTCTAGCTCCGCAATCATAAGATCTCGCATTTGGTCGTATG